CCTACGGCCTGACAGCAGCCTGCGACGGCTTCTCCGTCATGCGCCACCACGCAGACGGCGCCCTCATGTACGTCGGAGGACGACTCTGGTCTCGCGATGAAAGCGAGTTCAAGGTGCAACGCGGCCTACAGCGCTGGCAGATGCTCGGCCCCAACCTCGGCCTCACCGACGAGCAGATGCAAACCCTGAACCTGGTGAAGAAAGAGCCCGGAGGCATGAGCGGCGCAGAGCTCTCACGCATCCTCAACATCACCAACCGCTCGGCATGGGACAGGTTAGACGGCCTGCTCGAGAAGGGCATGGTCGTAAAGAGGTTCGGGAAGGTCTACCCAAAGACATGAATGTGGGGTTTGTTATCTCATCAACCTCATTAACCTCATGTCCCTCATGTGTATGAGGTATATGAGGTGTATGAGATAAATCCCCCAACAGTTGGTGTACGCGCCCAACCCTCCGCTGTACCATCCCGCGCGCGTTCCCGCACCGCAGCAATCGCCTTCCCGGGTTGGGATCTCGAGTTCCCGGGTTGGGATCTCGAGTTCGCCTGCAGTACTAAACCCTTGATAAACCACGCAATGCGCCACTATGCGTTATCCGGTTGATTAGGCTCGTAATGCGCTAAGTGCCTGATAAGCATGCTTTTGTGCCGGCTGGGTCGACCTGGGGGGGGTATGTCCGCCGATTTAGGGCAAGGGGCTTAGGCGTACGCGTACGTATGCCCGCCTTGACAAAAACTCCCCCGATTTTGCGTTTCCCCTCCCCTTAGGTAAAAAGCCCCGCGCATGCGTTCGATCCCCTCCTTCTGCCGAGCGCATTTGGCGCAAGCCGGCGTTAAGACCGGTAACGCGCTTTGAGTTCGAGCGAGCGAAAGGCCGAGTTGCTGCCGGTACTGGTGGAGAAGTTTGCTACTGGTGAGTACGGCATGCGTCAGTTGGCGGCTGAGCATGGTTTGTCGCGTGTGACGTTGTACAAGTGGTTGTTGTCTGCTGTGGGGGATGCTGCGTACAAGGACCTGGTGACGGATGCCTTGGTGGCGCGGATTGCAGAGGCGGACGAGGACCTGGACGGCGCGAAGAGCGTGCTGGAGGTTCAGAAGGCGCGTGAGAAGGCTAGGTTTGCCCGGATGGATTTCGAGCGTCGGCGGCCGAGTTTGTACGGGGTGAAGCAGGAGGTGGAGGTGAAGGTGGCCCCGGTGCTGCACATCCATGCGCCGATGCCGGAGGGGGGTAGGACCCTGGAAAGCATTCCTGTTCCTCCTGCACTTCCGGCTCCACCCGACCCTGAGCAGTGAGCGAGATCCGCCTGCAGCCCAAGCAGTCGGCGGCGTTTCACACGAGCGCGACTGAGTTGTTGTATGGGGGTGCTGCTGGCGGGGGTAAGAGCTACCTGAAGAGGACGAGCGCGATCAGGTGGTGTGTGGAGGTGCCTGGCGTGCAGGTGTATCTGTTTCGCCGGACGCTGACGGATCTGCGGGACAACCATCTGCGGGGGCCGACGAATTTCCACGTGATGCTCGACCCGTACGTGCAGTCTGGGCACGTGAAGTATCGGGCGGTGGAGAACGAGTTCAGCTTCTGGAACGGGAGCGTGCTGCATCTGTGTTACTGCGACACGGAGTCGGACGTTGAGAAGTACCGCGGCGCGGAGATCCACGTGCTGCTGATGGATGAGCTGACGCACTTTACGGAGTACCAGTATCGGTTTCTGCGGAGCCGGGTGCGGCTTGCGGGGTTGAGGGTCCCGGCGCAGTACGCCGGCCGATTGCCGCGGATCGAGGCCGCGTCGAACCCGGGCTCGATCGGCCACGCCTGGGTGAAGAGGACGTTCGTGACGCCCAAGCCCGCGATGGAGATTTGGCGGGCGAGCTCGGAGGAGGGCGGGATGCTCCGGCAGTTCATCCCGGCGCGGCTTGCGGATAACGAGTACCTGACCAAGGACGACCCGGCGTATGCGGACAGGCTGCGGGGCCTGGGGGCGGATGCGCTCGTGCGCGCGATGCTCGAGGGGGACTGGGACATCGTAGCGGGGCAGGCGTTTGAGAAGCTGCGCCGCGAGGTGCATGGCGTTGAGCCGCTCGATCCTCCCGAGGACTGGCAGATATTCGGGAGCCTGGACTGGGGGAGCACGCGCCCGTACAGCTTCGGCCTGTGGTGCGTGAGTAACGGAAATGCGCTGCCCGATGGGAGGACGTTCAGGCGCGGGGCGATCATCCGATACAACGAGCTCTACGGCTGGACGAAAAAGCCAAACGAGGGCACCAGGGAAGAAGTAGAGGAGGTCGCGCTCAGAATCCGAGTGAAGTACGCCCCGCGGCGGATTTCGTACATCGCGGCGGACCCGAGCATCTGGAAAGTTGACGGCGGGCCTTCCCACGCTGAGCGCATGCTCGCGAAGGGCGTTGTTCTGAGGAAGTCGGATAACGCCAGGCCGCAGGGTTATCTCGAGGTGAGGCAGAGGATTGCGGGCGACGAAGAGGGCCCGATGCTCTTCGTGACGAGCAATTGTCATGACGGGTTCTGGCGCACGATGCCCGACCTCGTGATCGACGAGGACCACCCGGAGGACGTCGACACCGACCAGGAGGATCACGTGTATGACGACGTGCGTTATGCCTGCATGTCGCGTCCGTGGGTGCATGCCCCGCAGCGAAAGAAGGAGCCGGTAGATCGCTGGATGCGCGCATTCGAGCGCGATGAGGACGACGCCGAGAACTGGATGACTGTGTGAGGTAGCCGATGGCGAAGAAAAATAAAAACGAATCGCAGCACCCGAGTTTCCAGAGCACCGACGAGAAAAGGGGCGGTATCGGCCTCGCGGACCTCGTCGACTGGGTGAACGAAGCCGATGACGCAACCATTGACGCAAGGAACACTTCGGAGAAGTGCAGGCGGTACTACGATAGTCAGCAATGGTCAGCCGAAGAAGCCCGCGCGCTGAAAAAGCGCAAGCAGGCTCCGGTGGTGATCAACCGCATCAAGCCGAAGATCGACGGGTTGATGGGCATGGAGCGCGCGAACCGCACCACCGCGAAGGCATACCCGAGGACCCCCAAGCACACGCAAGGCGCGCAGGCCGCGACGGAGGCTATCCGGTTCGTGCTGGATGACCAGTTCTACCGGCAAACGCGCTCCGCGGCGTGGGACAACCTGACCGTCGAGGGCACGGGCGGGGTTGAGGTGATCGTGAAGGACAAGCCCTACGGGATCTGCGTGGAGGTGAACCACATCATGTGGGACCGCATCATCCACGACCCGCACTCGCGGAGAAAGGATTTTTCCGACGCCCGCTACCTGGGACAGGTCGTGTGGATGGACTACGACCAGGCTGCAGAGCGCTTTCCTGATGGCAAGGAAATGCTCGAGCAGATGATCAACGGCTCGCAGACCTACGACGACCGGCCGCGCTGGATCGATTCCAAGCGAAAGCGCGTGAAGATCGTTGAACTCTACTACATGGAGGGTAAGGACTGGTTCTACTCGTGCTTCACGCGCGGCGGGTTCCTGAAGGACCCGAAGGTGTCGCCTTATAAGAACGAGGACGGCGAGACGGAGCACCCGTATGCGTTCGGCTCGCTCTTTGTCGACATCGACGGCAACCGCTACGGCGCGGTGATGCAGTACCTCGACGTGCAGGACGAGATCAACAAGCGTCGCTCCAAGGCGCTTCACCTCATGTCCGTGCGCCAGGTGCGCGGGGAGCGCGGCGCGGTGGAGGACGTGAACAAGGCCCGCGAGGAATTGGCGCGTCCGGATGGCTACATCGAGACGACGCCCGGGATGGAGTTCGAGGTGCTGAAGACGGGCGACATGGCGCAGGCCCAGTTCAAGCTCCTCGAGGAGGCGAAGCTAGAGGTCGACCATATCGGCTACTCCTCCGCGGCGAGCGGCAAGGAGGAGCGCTCGATGTCAGGGGTGGCGCTAAAGAGCCGCGAGTTAGCTGCGCAGACAGAGCTCGCGCCGATGTTCGACGTGCTGAAGCACCTCGACGTCCGGGTGTACCGGATGATCTGGAACCGCATCCGGCAGTACTGGAAAGCCGAGAAGTGGATTCGCGTCACCGATGATCCGTCGACTGTGCGCTTCGTCGCTCTGAACTACACAGACCCGGCGACGGGGATGACGCAGAACAGCGTGGAGGAGCTGGACGTCGACATCGTGATCGACGACGCGCCCGATTCCGTGACGGTGCAGCAGGAGGAATTCACCGCGCTCTCCGAGATGGTGAAGAGCGGAATTCCGATCCCGTCGACCGCGATCGTGGAAGCCTCGAGCCTGAAGAACAAGGAGCGCATCCTGCAGGAGATGCGCCAGGGCATGGCGGTTCCGCCCGAGCTGCAGGAGCGCATGCAGATGATGCAGGAGGAGGCGCAAAAGCTCGCGCAGGAAAACCAGCAATTGAAGGCGGACCAGTCGACCGAGCACGCGAAGATCCAGGCCGGCATGCAGGCCGATGCGGCGAAGCTGCAGGCGCAGCATCAGGCGAAGATGGCAGAGCTTCAGATGCAGCGCGAGGTGAACGCAGAGCAGGCGAAGCTCGAGCGCGAGAAAGCCGAGGCCGATCTCGCGCTGAAGGCATTCGTTGCAGAGCAGGATGCGCAGATCGCCGAGAAGCAGCTCGTACATCAGACCGCGCTCAAGGCGAAGGAGCAGGAGACCACCGCGGCGCAGGGTAACGAGAAGCTGCGCATCGACGAGGAGCACCGCAAGCGCGAGAGCGACATCAAGATCGCCGCGCAGGCCCGCGAGGACGAGTCTACCGCGATGCCGAACTTCATGAAGACCCTGGAGGGCATGATGAAGGCGATCGAAGGCATCGTGAAGACGCAGGAAAAGATGCTCTCTGACAACGCGAAAGCGATGGAGAAGATCGCCACGGCGATCGAGAAGAAGGGCAACCAGACGATTACGCTCGGCGGCATCAAGCGCGACAGCGAGGGCATGCTGACGAGCGCATCGGCAACGATCAACTAAATGGCGTTAGTCATCCAGCGCGCACGCGACCTGAAGCGTGGCGCGCTTGTGGAGTTCACCATCGACACGGTGCTTCTGCGAGTCGTGCAGATCCATGCTGTGACGACTACAAGGCCGATCACGATCATCCTTGGGGCGATTACGCGCCAGTTGGATTCTGGACTCGATAGAACCGTCAATGTGACGGCGGATAACACTGGCGTGACCGATCTCGGCGCGCGTGGCTTCGCCATTCCTTTCAAGGTGCAGTTCTAGTGGCCTATCTGGACTCCACTACTGCTAGCGGGACGAGTGACACCCCATCCGTTGCAGTGCCCTCAGGAGTCGCTGCCGGGGACATCGTCATCCTGGTGTGCACGATCGACGCCTCCGCGGCGGCATTTGATGCTGGCGACTATCCGACAGGATTCACTGAGTTGGGAGAGGTCGACTTGACGGGAGACGGCCAGTCCGTCGCGGTTGGCTGGAAGAGGCTCTCGGCGGCAGACGCGGGCACCTACCAGTTCGGCGCTCTTGGCACTGGCGGCACCGGCACATGGGTTACACAGGCTTATGCGTTTCGTGATCGCAGCACGGTTTCGGCGCCTACGATCTCCACTATCGCCACCGACAATAACAACAATACGTCACCAGTAAGCGTGACCGCGAACGGCGTGACGGCGTTCGTTGGAGACGATTTGTTGATGATCTCGGCGCCAGACGTGCGCGGGGACGGCATCGGTAACGGGCACACCGCCCCGAGCAACTTCGACGAGAGGGAGGACGCCGAAAACGGCTTCTCTAATCTGGCAGGATTTACGCGCGAGGACATCGCGGCTGGCTCTACTGGGGATATCACGGCGACGTTCAGCCATACCGGGGGTGCTACCGGGTCAGGCTGGGCCGCCATTCTCGTGCGTATACCGGCGCCGATCCGCGTATCCACGCTCTTCATCATGGGGATGGGATGACGATCTCGCAC